CGCAGGATAGGTCAGCTCCGTGTTGACGTAACGGTCCTGACTGATTATCAGATCACCGTTGCGCCCTGGGACGCTGACCATCTCATACGCACGAGCAGGAGCGTTATAAGTTCCGCTCCCACTGATATAAACGCCGTAGTTACGGCTGTCATTATTGTTAAAAGTGAAATAGTTACGCATATACCGCCGCCTTCTGCCGCTGTACGCGTGCTAATCTCTGCTGGATCTTGTCCGCGAGTACGTTGACGTTCATGCCATCGCTCGCGTATACGTTGATGTTTATCGTGTCTCCGCCTTTCGCCTGTGCGATGTCTCGCATAAGGTTTTCGTAACCGTAAACGAACTCTGCACCGTTGCCGTCTCCGAAGCCTTTGCCACCGATCACGGTCGGGCTTGTGAACAGGTATGGGTTTTCATACGCTTTCCGGTACCAGTCAACCGACAGATGCGGTATTGACGGCGGATTCAGTGAAAAACTGCCCGAAATGGAAAAGTGCGGCAGTTTGATGTGCGGCAGTTCCCATGAGAAATTGAAAAAGCCTTTTATCTTCTCGATTGCTCCGGAAACGAAGTCCCTCGCCGCTGACAGCTTTTCTTCTATGCCTGACTTGATCGCTCCGAATTTCTCCGATGCTGTTGAAGCCATCGAAGCAAGTTTTTCGCCCATGCTGGACTTGATCGCCGTCCACTTTTCTGAAACATTCGAAGCTATGCCGCTCATCTTCTCGCCGATGCTCGACTTGATCGAACTGAACTTTTCAGAAATGTTCGACTTCACAGCAGATACCTTCTCCGATACGGTGGACTTGATCGAGGACCATTTCTCCGACAGGTTTGATGCGATGGTTGACATCTTCTCGCCAATGTTCGATTTCATTTCACCGAACTTCTCGGAGATGTTCGACTTGACAGCGGATACCTTCTCGGAGACGGTGGACTTGATTGAGGACCACGTTTCGGATATCTTCGACTTGACCGCGTTCCATCTTTCCGCAGTGTTCTGATTGACTGCGTTCCAGACTGTAACGACCTTTTCTTTGACGTTTGAAGCCGTCTCGCTGACTTTTTCCTTTATGGTGGACCATGCAGTCGTGACCTTTTCCTTGACGGTACTCATGGCCTTGGTCACGCCGCTCTTCAGCCCGTTCCACGCTTTAACAACGCCCTCTTTGACCTTGCCAGCAACTTCCTTGATCTTGTCCCAATTCTTATAGAGCAGGACACCGATCGCGATGATCGCGCCGATTGCCAGCGTAAGAGGACCGCCCAGAACGCCCACGATTGCGCCGATAACAGTTATCAGCGAACCGATACCGGAGATCAGCTTGCCGCCGATGATAAGCAAGGGAGCAATAGCCGCAACAACACCCACGATCTTGAGTATCGTCTCGGTCTGCTCCGGAGTAAGCGAGCGGAGCTTTTCCGTGATGGTGCCGATCCATTCGCCGACCTTCTCGACCGCAGGACCTAACACCTCCGCGACATCCGCGCCGACCTGTCCGAGCGTAGCGGATACGGTCGATTTCATCTTATCCACTGCGTCATTCGTGTCGTTCAGCGATGAGATGGTGTCTTCGTCAAGGATCAGGCCGAGGTTTTCCGCCTCGTCTCCGTAAGCCTTTAACGCTGCACCGCCATCATCAATGATTCCTGCAAGGTCATCGGACGATTTGCCGAACAGCTGCATCGCTACGCGGTCGCGCTCGGTTTCGTTCTCGATCTGGCTTAATGCCTCGATGGAATCATAAAAGACATCCGTTGCATCGCGGAGAGAACCGTCTGCATTGGTAACAGAAACGTGCAGCTCTTTAAAGGTCGCGTTTGCCGGGTCCATCTTTGACTTCATTTTGCGGAGTGCGCTGGTAATGTCTTCGACAGATACGTCAACCAGATCGGACGCATACTTCATCTTCTGGAGTTCGTCCGTGGAGATGCCGGTCTGCTTTGATAAGGTGTTGAGTTCGTCCGCGCTGGTGATCGCGTCATACCCGAGCTTGACAAGTCCGCCGCCGATAGCAGCCGCCGCTCCGGAGATCGGAGCCAGCTTCTTGCCGACATCCGTTACCTTGTCGCCCACGCCCTTCATCTTGTCGCCGACATTTTTGATCTGTTGAGCCGTGACAGAACCGAAGTTTTTATACTCGGTTTCAAGGTCCTTCAGATTGTTCTCGGTTTCGATGATCTCGCGCTGGAGCGCGTCCCACTCGTCCGTACCCTGTGACACCTGGGACTGTGCGTCCTTCAGTTCCTTCAGGCGCGTCTTGGTGTCACCGATGGCCCTCTCAAGGTTCTTCTGCTTCTGTGTCAGCAGTTCGGTGTTGCCCGGATTGAACTGAAGCAGTTTGTCGATGTCCTTGAGGTTGTTCTGGGTAGTCTTTAGGGACTTATCAACACCGCTTAATGCTTTTTGTAGTTTGGTAGTATTACCATCTATCTCAATGGTGATACCTTTGATTCTTCCACTTGCCATATTTAGAACCTGTCAAAATCAGCTTGTGTTGCTTTATAGTCGTACTCTTCTGCATCGTTGCCGCGCTCGATCAGAAGGTCCATGATGTCCCCATAATCGAACAGGTATAGATGCAACGGGTCTATGCCTAATTCAAGACACCGAAGCATGAAGAGTGCTGTGGTAAAAGGCCGGTCCGTTGCACGGCCTAATTTTTTGGGTTTGACTTTGTTTTCTGCTGTTTTGCGTAAAGCTCCGCAGCAAAGTTGAGGATGTCCGCGAACTCAAGCGGATCGAACTCTGTCAGCCACATGATGCAGTCTGATTCTGTAAGTTTGCCCTTCAGGAGTTCCTCCTCGCCGACTTCCGCCTGTTTGACCATGACATACGTCATCTTGCGCCATGCCATGATTGACTCTGCGTCCTTTTCAAAATCCTCATTGAAAATCTTGGAATAAATAAAGGGAGAGGCGGCATTTGCCGCCATAGGTATCTCCCTCTCATCGTTTTTGAAAACGTCTCTCATATTGCCCTTCTCCTCATCAGGTTGACGTTGACGGTGCTGTCGGCGAGTAAACCGCACTTGTCCAGTTCGCGTATGCCTGTGATCCATAAGAACATTCAGCCTTTACGATCTCGGCATCAAGAGAAGCATTGTAGATGCTCTTGCACTCGATGTTGAGAGTCTCGGTCTGCGGCTCGATGTTCTCGGCCTTGGTGTTGCCAGCCTCGGAAGCGCGTGTACATGTGCAGTTATACATGATATGCTTCGTGGCCTTGTCATCAGACTCAAACTGGAACATAAGGGCAAAGTGTACGATCGGAGCGTTCATGTCCTCAACGAGTACATCTTTGCTGTCCTTAATCATCCCAAGGACATCCTCTTTGAAGCTGTCGATTACTCTGGCAACTTCAAGAGTTCCGGAATAGCCGTTGTTTCCGTTCCCTACCCAATAAGCAATGTTATCCGCATAAAATGTGGTGTTATCGCCCTGTGGCTCAAGGGACAGTGCAACCGCTCCCGGAAATGCTACCGGAGTGTCGTATGTATAGGCATTGTTGCCAGACGTGGACGGCGTTCCGATCGCATAGTAAACATTTGAAAGGCCATATTTGATTTTAGCCATTTGATTGTTCCTCCGTCTCTGCCGCAGTAGGTTCTGCGGCTGGTTCTGTGATTACTACATCCATCTCGTAAACAACCTCAAACATCTGCTCTGATCCGAGATATTCCTCGTCTCGCGTGTACACAAGTCCGTGCAAACTTAAAGCGGCCTCAACAGCCGCCTCAAGTTCAAAGTCTTTGTTGTCTGTGTATAGCTCAACGATTAAATGCTCGATCTTCTGATAGTTCTGATCGTCTGCGAGAAAATCATTATTGTTGGAATAGAAAAAGCAAATAAAAGGCGGCTGCTGGCCTGTGTTGTCAGGGAACTGGTAATATGCCGTTGGTATGCCGACAGATGCCAGCATGGTTTGTATTTCTGCGTGTGTCATGGTTTGAACTCCCTTGTGAACAGTTCTTCAAGTTCTTTTTCGACCGGAGCGATGTGGACACGGCCCGGGACACGACCGCCGCCGCGTTTGGCGTGGCCGTTCTCCAGCAGATGCGGAAGGCCGGGGACTTTAGCGTTGTAGATGGTTCCTTTAGCTGACAAACGTCCGTTCTCAACTTTAGAGGTCCATCCCTTCGCATACTTGCCCGTCCCTCCGAATACTCCGGAGTTTTCACGGACTTTCTTTGCACCAGCCTTTGCGACCTTTTTGATGGCTTCGTCCATTTCCTCTTTGACATCTTTCTGATATTCAGAGAGGATTTTCATGCACTCTTTTTCAAGGTCAATCGCCATTAGTACCGCCCTTCCGTTCTGCGTACAGTTCAAGCACATCCGTCCGTGCGTGGTAAGTCCTGTACACGGCGTATGTCTTGCCCTTGTATCTGACTTCACGCTGTCCGTCATAATCCCCGAAGAAGATCGTAAAGCGGTACTCCGGATTGAGTCCGTTGCGTCCTGCCTCAAAGAACTCCGAGCGTGTGACGGAATCCACCTGACAAAAGACTTGCTTTTCTGTCAGAGTCTTATGCCAAACGCCGTTCTCGTCCTGCGTCTTGGATTCGTTTAAGAGTGTTATGATTTCAGACCGATCCATCTATATCACCCCAATCTGTGTATCCGGTACAGGTTGAGAGCTGTGCTTTCTGCTCATCGTAGGATGCCTTTAAGCGGTCATACTCATCAGGCTGTCCGAAGTGCATCAGGAAGTAAGTGATGGCCGCCTGATTGACAAGCGGACCGTACTGCTCCGGAACTTCAACTCCTGCCACGCCTAAATCCAGAACAGCCGCTTCCAACAGATCAGAAATCTGATCGTCAAACGCGGATGTCGTGATCCTCGCCGCCAGCTTCGCTTTGTTTAATAAAACTGCGTTACTCATTTGCTTTCTCCAAATGCTTTAAAGAATTGATCGTCTACGACCGAATACCCAACGTGACCGCAGAGTATAGACGGATCGCAGATGATTTTGTAACCGCACTCTCTCGCACGGATGCAGAAGGCAATATCTTCGCCGTTGTTGCCCATAGGCGCGAACATGTTCCCGAATTTGCCCTGTATGTCAAGGAATACCCCGGTGTTCATCAGCACACAGCCGAATCCGCAGCCGCCGACTTCAAAAAGTCCTTCCGGAATCTTCTTGAACTCGGACCATGCCACGATGTTCTTCGTCCGGAGTTCCAGCTTGTCGAAAAGGACAGGCGTATAAGGCGGAACTCGTCTGAAGTACAGGCCGGTGAGAATGTCGATGTCGTTCTCGCGAGCCGTTTTCAGCATCCGGACCATTGTGTCAGGTCTGAAAACCATGTCGGAATCGAACCACATGACGTAATCCGCCTCCATCTGGATCGCGGACATCGCAAGGTCATTTCTTGACGTATAAATTAACGCCCCGGACTTCATCGCCAGAACACACTCGCCTTCTTTCTGAAGCTGTGCGAGGCTCTGACAGAATGGAGCCGGGACCTGATCCATGCAAGGTACTGCAATAAGCGTCTTCATAATCCTGCCCTCCTCAAAGCGAGATTATTTTGTAACTTTTACAAATGCGTTCGGTGCTACAACGCCAACAGCGACATATTCACGACCGATAACGCGAACCAGATCGGAAGTCGCAAGAGTCATCTCGTCAAACTTGAATCTGATTTCTTCGCCAGCCGGGAAGTTTGCAAGTGCGCCCTGATCCAGATCACCAACAATCATGTAGGTAACGCCGGTCGTGGCTGCGCTATAAGCAGTGATGTTGTTGTTGAACAGAACCGGAAGTCCTTCAAACGGATCATAGCCATAGTTACCGGCTGCCTGTAAGCCTTTGAAGGTTCCCCATGTAAGTTTGTTCATGATGATAACCGGATTAGCGGCTTCATCAGACAGATGAGCGATCGCGTCTGCAACAGTTCCAAGAGTTGCGCTTGCTGCTGTTACTTTCGGCACTCCGGGGCAAGTGGTCGTGGAAACGGTGCCACAAGCCTGAATGGAGGCGATGAGTTCATCAGCGGCCTTCTTTGCGATCTGATAAGCAAGCTCGTCATAGATGTAACGCAGGAAGTTCTCGCCACCGGCAGCGATGTCAAGTGCTTCATCGGATACGCTGATCCATTTTTTGATTGCGCTGGGGATGAGGTTTACAGTTCCGAGTACCAGAGTTTCCTCGTCAACTGCCTGACCTTCGGTGTGCTTAACAGCACCGCTCGCGCTGATCTCAAAACCAACTTTAAGGTTTCCCTTAACATAGGCTTTGCGGACACGGCTCATGATGCCTTCACGATCCCACGCAGTCTTTACTACGTCATATACAAGCTCCGGAACCGGAAGTGATCCGCTGCCGTTCTCTGTCAGAAGTGCGCGGCACTCTGTATCATCCTCTGTACGGATATAGTTTGCATAAGCGTCAATGTATTCTTTGCTGTTTCTGATTTCTTCGTTGGACATTTTTTTCTCCTCTACTACAACTTCAGTGATTACGGAGCCAGCACCCTCTGCGACTGCTGACCTGATCTCGGCCTTTTCAGCCTCGATTGCTTTGCGGTTCTCGATTTCTTCAGTCAATGCGGCTAAATCAGCATTAAAGGAACGAAGCTCCTCAATGTCTTCGCTCTTTTCGATCTGTTCACGCATCTCGATAACTTTTGTCTGAAGTTCATCGATGCTCATTTCAGTGAAATTCATTACTGGTACCTCGCTAAAAGTTTGATTTTTAATTTTTCTACTTCAGTTCTTTCAAGTCTTGCTCTCTCACTGTCCAGTGATGCCCATGCGCTATCCAGTGCATCAGACAGGCCCCTTGTCTGAATCGAAGTAGCTTCGTAAGCAGGGAAAGT